TTCTGACCTGTATATCCCCTCATCGTTGATGATGGCTATATCGCCACCCTGTTCGATGACTGCATCTCTCAATGCTCTGGATATGGTGATGAGTTTCATATCTCCGTGAACATTTTTCTGACCCTGTTCGATGCTTTCTCTCAGTTCATCCGGGTCATCCACCCATTCCATTGCATCTGCAATGGCTTCTTCATCGGTTTTTCCGGTTCCAAAAATTGCATACCCGTTCTGATATACTGCCTTGAAAGTTTCTTCCATGTTTCTTTCCTCTCCTTTGTAGGTGTTACATACTATAGTTATACTTATAAGTATATAATACTTATTATCTGTATGTCAAATGTATAAAATAAGTAGTTTGAAAGTATCAGAACCCGGCCGGGCCCGGGCGTCTGCTACGGCTTGACCTGATACCACCTGAAAAATTAGAGAATATCCTTTTTCACTACCTTGTAGAAGGGAACTGATTCAAGGTATCCATCCGGTTTGATAATGGTGATTGACTCTTCATTTACTGCAACATCAACGATTTCATCTTCATCGCTGTTGTATTTGAGGTGTTCAATCAGGCTATCAATCTCCCAGTTTTCTGCACCGTCTGAAATTAACACTTCACCAGGATTATTCAGGAGGTCTTTCAGGGTTTCAACCGCTTCTTGCCACGTCATTTCTACCATTTTTCTTTCCTCTCCTTTGTAGGTGTTACATACTATAGTTATACTTATAAGTATATAATACTTATTATCTGTATGTCGAATGTATAAAATAAGTAGTTTGAAAGTATCAGAACCCGGCCGGGCCCGGGCGTCTGCTACGGCTTGACCTGATACCACGGGGAACATGAGCCATACCTGGTGACGGCCTGGATATCTCTGACCGGTTCAATTGAGCAAATTCCTGGCACATATAGCGAAGGGTGTCCGAACAATGGTCATTGACCTTTTTCGGCTTATCCTCTCCCCGTTTCTGTGCGTTCTCATCCCATACATACGCCCCGAATTCTCGGATGGTGTTTGTACATGACGGGTCAATGAACAGGGTTTCTGATGATAACAGTTTTGACACCTGTTGAATGCCCGGTATCACATCGTTTACAGCTTCCCTGACTGAATATCCTCTGCTGCGTAATTCCGCGATAAACGAGGTTGCTGACGGGTCTACAGTGATGTATCTGACTCGCTTGTCCACGAACCCGGTCATCAGGTCTCCGAGTTGTCTATCTGTTAATTGCCCGGACTGTGAGGAATCATGATATAATTCCTTTATGACGTGCACATTTCCGGTTGGTTTGTGGATTCCCCCCATGAGAAATACTGACGGGTTTGTGACACCATAATCCACAGATACGATAATGTTCTCCAGGTCTCCCGGTGGAACAGGTCTGACGTGTTTTGCCTCATCCCACATAGGATATACCACACCCTCAGCCAATACCCATAACCCTTCAATATACCGCTGATACCATAACCCGGCGAACTCCCGTTTCAATGCCTCGACATATTCCGGGTCCAGGTATGGGTTATCATCCAGGGTGAAGTGCCAGACGTTTGCTTTAATCAAATCCGCTGCATCTATCAGTTCCTGCTTCATCCAGTGATATGGGCTGTCTGGGTTGGTGGTGATGTATAATTGCGCTCCTGGTTCTGATAAACGGGTTTGGAGCATTTTCATAAATGATTCTGGAATAATGGTTCCTTCATCTACGTACGAAAATTGTAAGGAGACGCCTCTGATTTTACTTTCGCTGCGTTCGTCATTTGCACCCACCAGATAAACCCGTTTGCCGTATAAAATTAGTTCGCCCTTCCCTGCATTCAGACTGATGACAGATGGCGGGAGCATTTCGAGCATCGGGTTAATGATGTTTCTGATTAGGGTTCGTTCGGTCTTTCCCACCATCAGGCATTCTGCCGTTGCCTGGTTTTTTATCAGGTGAATCCACTTAATTATCGAACTGATGGTTTTTCCAGACCGGACAGACCCGTGAAGGATGTTGATACGTGCCGGGGGTGCAAGGATGAACTTCGCTCCCTTACCTTGCGGTTTCTGTAGTTTCAGACTCATTTTTTAATATTTCAACTAGTTCGTCAATTGCTCCGAATTCGTCTATATTGTCGGCAGATGTGAACTCTTTTATTTTTTCCATGCACGTTGCCCATTTTACCATCGAATCGAGCAGGGAGTTTGTAGAACCGGCAGGAGGTTTTATTTTGGATTCCCCTTTCTCATCCATATCCTGCCAGTATGCCTTCCATTGCTGCTGCTTGTATTTGAGATCAGACATGAGCACAAACCCGACTGCTTTCACCGCTTTGGACAACCCGGATACCATATCGGTTGCCATTGCCTCTGCCCTTTCTTTCACCTGGTCGTTGGTGGACCATTCCTCATATGACTTGATTCGTTCTGACCAGTTGTACTTGTTTGACCAGAGGTACATGGTTCGGACAGGTCGTTTCATAATTCGTGCAAGTTCCTGCATTGACCGTGTAGAACCCATGTCACGGTATATTTTGAACGCCTGCCATTGCTCGGCCTTTTCCCCTTTTAGTCGTTCAAATTGTGGCGGTGTCATTGTGCAACTTTATGATCTGTTTGTGCAACTTTTGTTCATTCGTGGTTTCGATGATCTCTTACCACTCAACCATTCGGGGTTCTTTTCAATCTTCATCCCATAGTCATTAACACCAACAGGGATTTTGACATCTTCTCTCCGTATGAGTTTATTATTTTTAAATGGACGATAATCCACATGATGGTGCCACCGGTTGTATTTCCAGACAAGTTTCGATACATCCGGATGAAGTTTCACCTGCATTTGTGATTTTGGAAGAGTCCCTTCTTTACTATAAAATTGTGCCGTATTCCCACCTTTTAGCGTTTGCGTCCCGACCTTCTCTCCTAAAAAGGCATTGAACAGAACTGTGCACCACCCGTCTTTCAATGCTCTTAATGATAAATCGGTATCTTCATTGTATCGCCCTCTCCACCGATACGGGATTTTATTATTGATTAATATCATCGAATAGATTCTGGTATTAAGAATGAATGGAGGTTGTTTTTGTTTTCGTGGTGCAAACATTGCATAATTTGGTCCAGATTGAGCCACGTTTGTATATCTATCCGAAAAGTCCTCCATTATTCTAAAAATAGTTCCATCTGTGACATGGGCCTTGATATTGTTATGAAGTCTATAAAAATGTCTGACATTATCATCAAAGACCCAATGTCGTTCATATCCCTGTTCAATCGAATGGTCCCAACAAAAATTGCGAGATGCTCCTGGACCTTTGGCTTTTGTATCTCCTAAATCGTCACAGGTATCATATTCTTCATAATACCGTTTTGGCATGACAAGGATTTTTTTAGGGTCGATAACAGCAGCATATTTATCAAATTCATCCTTGTCTATTACAATGTGATAGGGAATCCCAATCCGTTCAAACGCTTTAGATGTTAAACGAGAATCCCACCGACCTTTCGATACAATATAAAAGGGATATTTAGGCTCCATTGCAAACAAACCCTGTATCTCGGCCTTTATCTGCCTTTGGGAACCAGATATATTTTGTTTTTTCCGTAACTGTTTGTTCTACAAGTTCGGCAAATTCTCTTACATCATCCCAGGTCTCGAAATGAACGATGATTTGTTTCACTCCCATTGCATCCGGGTTATTGAACTCTGGCATCCCGTTCCATTCTCCCATTGGGTCGTTTACGGGAACACCCCCACCATAAATTGAGTGGTCTGGCGATGAATTGTCGTTGTAATCTGGAAGGAGATTTGAAACTTCAATGTCTGAAAACCCTGTTAAGTCAATATCAAACCCAATTTCGCCCAAATCTGAAAGTTCTTCAGTTAATAATGATATATCCCATTCAGCCCATTCCCCGGACTTGTTATCAGCAATCCGAAACGCCTTCACCTGTTCCGGGGATAAATCATCTGCAAAAATGACCGGGACTTTTTCTATCCCTAAAAGAAGTGCTGCTTTCAATCTGGTGTGACCTGCAATGATTTCATTTTTATTATTTTTCTCGTCTACCAGAATCGGAATCTTAAATCCGAACTCTTCTATTAACGGAACCAGTTTTTCTGCCGCAGCATCATTTTTTCGAGGGTTTTTGCTGTATGGGATAAGTTCACTTACAGGCAAATATTCCAATCTCAATTCAGACATAATAAGACTGGTATGAATATTGTTTAAAGAAATATTTAAAGGTGTTTAACAAAAAAGACAAAAATCAGTTTTTTATGTAAAGGTCTGCAAAATAGAATGAACCCTCTTTTTCCATGTATATCCTGGCCTTTGATGGGTCAATCTTATCCATATACAAATCTATTTCCATTGCGGTTATTGCATTATCCGTTAATCCAAACCTGCTGCATTTATAGGTGTGATAAAATTTCCAATCATTTCCAGGTTTATACTCTGAATAATTTATTCCATGTTCAATCTGATACATTATTTATTCCTCCTGTTCCACCGTGCAGACAATTCCTCTTTGCATTCTTCAAGCCTTGGAGGATATGTCAGATACCCACAATAGAACCCACATTCAGCCTGGTCCATAAACGGGCATATCTGAATATTTTCCTTGCACCATTCTTGTAATTGGCATTCGTATCGGTTATCGTTCATTCTTCATCCCTTCCCATTGCGTAATATACCGAACTCCCTTCAATTCCGTAAATATCATGCTCTCCGATGGTATCAACCAGTTTATACCCGTCTTTTATCAGTTGTTCTTTTGTCATTGTTTTCACCTTGAAAAGTTAATTGGTAAGTTCTCCGTGGCAAGCATCCTCAAAAATCTTCTCGGATGATTCCATGATGTTTTCATACAGTTCTTCCATCTCTCTTGGATGCATGTTATTCATGTTTGTTAAAGAGTCCAAAAGCCCCTCTTCCTCTGCATCTCGGAGAATTTCATACATTTTTCTAATTGCTCTGAACGTTTCATTTGTTACCATTTTTCTTTCCTCTCCTTTGTAGTTGTTACATACTATAGTTGTAACTATAAGTATATAATACTTATCATTCCGTTTAACAAAAAAAAGAGTTATTGAACTTGCTGGCGCCGTCTCTTCAATATCGGCTGAAGGGTGAAGATGTGACCACATGATCTGCACAGGTATTGCTGAATTTTCCCCTGTCTGGTTATCCGGTATCCCTTCCGGGCTATATCCTGGGAATGGCACTCATGACAGGTAACACCAACAACTGGAATTTTTGGCCTTCCCATACCGACCCATGTGCGGCCACACTCTTTGCATTCGTATCGCTGTTGCATGCCGGTTTTCACTTTTACAAACCCGGATTTCTTGATATTTTCTGATAAACAGTCTGGACAGTTCATATAAAGATATAGTATGTAATTACTCATAAACTATTCTCCGATATGGCAGAATATTATTTTTGAAATGTCGTGAATGAGTTCATCCTTTGCCTGTTTATCGAAATAATAAATCACTTCTCCGATTGAATTGTGATTATCCAGGTATCTGAAGATGTCTGCCGCGATAACATCACTTTTTCGTTTCTTCCTGATAACTCCAGTTGTATCCACGAATTCTGGCATTTCCATCTCTTCTAATACCCAATTCCCATCCGGGCCTTCAACGTATTGCATAATCATCTATTCTCCTGAAAAATTAGTTTATGAGATATTCCATTGCTTTCTGTGCTTTGCTAGCAGCTTGGATAATCATCTTTGGGTCATCCTTCAGGGGTTTAATCCATGACTGAATATACGCGGCTTCCTGCTCTCCCACTTCTGACAGATTGAACTTCATGGATAAGAATGCTGACCCGAGTTCTGCAATCAGTTCTTCCTTTGAATATGATTCACTTCCGAACTCATTTATCTCCATGACACCATCCCTGGCAAGCCTTGATTCATGACCTGTCCAGTGGGTTAATTCATGGAAGAATGTTTTCCAATATGCATCAGATGATTCAAACTCTTCGGGGTTTGGCATTTTGATTATATCTTTTCCCGGGTTGTATGCAGGTCTCCCACGGATAATTTCGGGGTTGTGTCTGGATACCATCTCCATGATTTCATCTTTGCTTTTTACGTCCTGAACCGGGTCATCCTTTGCGGGTATGTTTTCACATTGTGAAAGGTTGAATACCGTATAATACTTGAATACACCGTGTTTCTTTGGCTTTTCAGGGGTTGAGTCTTCATCCTCTTTCAACGTATAGAAACAGACCGGATACCCCTTCGCTCCCTTCATCACATTGCCACCAAGTTCGGTTGCCTGTTTGTAGGTCAGCCAGTATGGTGACTTTTCCCCGGAGAATGCCAACATTATGAAATTAATGCCGTTGTATGGTTTCTCTGATACATAATTGACCGGGGCTTTCATGCTCCACGTTTTTCTCCAATCCAGTTTTCCCGATTCAATAAGGGAGATTATCTTGGTTGTGATAACCTCATAAACAGACATCTTTGCCATAATTACCAGTCCTCCTGGTTCAAATCTCCCCACGGGTCCGGTTCTTCAGTCTTTACAATCTTTGCGGTTCCTGTTGTCATTGTTTTCACCTAAAAAATTAATTTTTGATATATTTTCCTTTCTTTATTTTCCCTTCTCTTCTGATATATACCTCAAAACACCCCTGACCCGGGAAAGGCATTGTGTTTATTGTCACGGTTGAAATATATCCGTCTGCTGCAAGTTCCTTTGCTGCTTCAACCGCATCACCCTTATGGTGATGAATTGACTTTATCTCATATCCGAAGGGGTCGTCTTTATATCCTAGTGTTTTTACCATTTTTCTCATCTCACTTGTTACATACTATAGTTTATTTTATAAGTATATAATACTTATTAAAATGGATGTTAGTAATCCATTGCACATGGTGAACGCTTCCCACACAATGGACAAATTCCGGTTTTGATATCAGTTAAAACGTCACAGGACATACAAAGATATGCTGAATTCCGTATCTCGTAATCAAAACAATACTGAAACCATGCTCCACGGTATTCCAGGGGTTCTTCCATTGGTAAAATCATTTTATCCACCTTCAAAAGAATTAGAAAATTTCCTGTCCGTGTATTTCCCAACATGTTCCAAACATCTGTGCCCGGTCAAACTCATTTACCATGAATCCCCGCTGGTCATACCATTCACCGTTTTCATAGGTAATCAGAAGCCAGGGTTTGAATTCGTTGTCTTTCCGTTCTGTGATTTGATAGGTTCTCATCTTCAGTTCTCCTTTGTAGTTGTTACATACTATAGTTGTAACTATAAGTATATAATACTTATTATTTTGTTTGACGAACCCTACTTCACGGGAAATATCTTATCTGGAGAAGTTAAAATGAAAATAGAGTGTGAAAACCCTTCCGGATGTAATCTGATAACAACCCTGGATGAATACCGTTCAACGACCTCTCCAATCTCTCCGGCAAAGGGATAACAGACAGATGAGTTGTCTGGCAGATATTGAACCCGCATTTACAGATGTCCCCCCTTCAGAATGAACGTCAGAAACATACCGGCCACAAACAGAACCAGGTATTTGATGCTCTCAACAAATTTTTCGACCCAGTAATCTGACCCAAGTTTTTTGTGCCGTTCGTTCATCAGCAGTTCAATCTG